AAAATATCCCAGTCTGCGTTTAAAGGATGCAACACCTTCACTAGGAACAAATGTAGGAGTTTGTACCAGCTGCCATGCATAAGTTTCTTCTACTAAGAAATTATTGTTAGCTAGCAGTGCTTGTCTAGCATAAGTAAACCCTGACGCTAATCCAGACGGGCTAGTATATGTAGGAACAGATCGAGAACTAATTCCCAAGGTCAATATGTTTTTTATTGTGTCAAAATTAGTAGTAATAATACCATTTATGATATCGTTATTAATAACAGAAAAACTTGTGTTAGAATTGATATATGTAGTTGCCGCAGTTCTCAATGCAGTCTTTTGAGCTAGAATATCAGTTCTTGCTGTTAATAATACAGAAGACACAGAGCTAATAGTAGGATTAACAACAGTGGGAGCGGGTAAACTAACAGCGTTAACAATGTTTACAATAGTAGTTACGTTTGTTGAAATACTACTTGAGGCCGCAGAACCGCCGACAATAGTTTCGTTTGTGTATTGTCTAAAGCTGGTTTGATAAACAAGTGCGGGAGCAGTATTGGTAATTACAGCCTGAGCCAATGTATTAATATATGCAATAGCCGCAACATATGCTTCCTTTTCAGAAGCTAACAGTTGGTAAACTCCGCCTTGCCAGTATTGCAACCCAGCATAAACGCTTTGTTGGTTGCCGCCATACATTAAATCATATACTAAACTCCAAACTATATATTTTACATTTTGTTGGTTTTTTGTTACATTGTATATGACTGTTGGAAAGTTTGCTTTTAAGTAAGCAGTGATTTCAGCTTGGATGAACGGAATGTTATCTAACAACAATTCTCTTGCACTGATTCGACCAGCGGCAGTGGTTTGAATTGCTGGAAAAGATACAGCTGGAATAACTTCTGTTGTTAACAAATTGTTAATAAGTGTAATGTTATTGGTGATAGATGAAACAGCATTTGGCGACACAGCAACTGAAGCAATTGCAATTAAACTGGTTCTTAAATTTAACAAAGTAGCTTTGATTTCATCTAAATCTAAACCAGTGTTATATTGATCAAATGCCAGTGCTACTTGAATACTTTGGAATGAACCTTGAAACACTAAATCGTAACAAAGCGCATCAATAACTGCACCAATATAATTTTGTGCGTTAGCAGTGCTATAACTATAAGCTAAAATTATGCTTTTAGCATATTCGATACCATCCAGTAATTGAGTTAATTGTTCAGTAACTAAATCCACATACACTGGATTAAATAATTTTGAAGCTTGTGTAATAGTATTATAATTAGTACCCAATACTAAATCGTAACCAACACCATCAACAATGTTGCTAATGATTGCGTTATAACGGCCTGAGTCAATGGGAATGTAGTTTACATATTTTTTGTTAAGATATGCAATAGTTTCACTTTGTATAAATGCTTTATTAAGACGTATGAGTTCGCTTGCATGTTCAAAGCCAGTGACACCAGAATTACCGCCACTTAATGTTACACTTTGAATAGTACTAAATGATTGATTTACACCAACAGTGTAGGCAATTTTTTGTGTGTACGGACCTGGCTCAATGCTTGACAAGTTAATTAAATTCTCTGCGGCCAACGCTGCCTGGCCCACAGTCTTATAAGCATATTGCCAAAATCTGCCTTCCTTTCCCGCAGGGCTTTTTGTCTGCTGGTCATCGCCGCTGGCTGCGGAAACATACAAGTTGACATTGCTAGAAAAACTGTTGTTATCAACATAGTATTTGGTAGCGGCCTGCAAATCGCTGGCACCGTTTGGCGTACCAAACCCAGTTAACGGAGATGGGTGGTCACTGAGTGTTAGTGGCCCAGTCATGCTATCACCGCCGCGATACACTGTGTCTTTACGTTGCATCACTTCGGTAGATAGATAATTACTAGATAATGTTTTATCGTAATCTACATCGTTAATTTGCGGAATTGCCGGCTCAGGGCGTGATTTTAACGCATTGGTAATGTATCCATTTGACACAGCAACATAATTACTATCTGCATAACCTTTGTTAATGGCCAACTGTGCAAGTGTAGTTGATACTCCTAAACTGGCGTAGGATGCATTAAATGCATCAACCAATGCCTGACTAGGATTTGCTAACCGAGCAATGGTAAAATTATTTGCATTTAAGTTTAGTCCTAAACTAGGTGCATTATCTCCAATCAAACCCGTAGTGGTTGATGTGATAGTTACAGAGGTATTACTGGTTTTATTAATTGCAATACCAGCACCTGCTACCAAATCTCTAGCAGTTAATGTTGTACCAGTGGTGTCTGACATGATAACCTGATTGGCAGTGTAGCTATCGGGGGTATCACCCAAGTCTGTAAATCTAATAGTTCCGCCCAGTCCAAAAACAGAGTAGATCTCGTTAAAATTTTCGTTTACTTTACGGAACGATTCGCGAATACTGTCGCCAGTTCCGTCATTACCTTGTACGCCAATATCAATTAGTTGTTGTGTCATTTGTGTTTAAACTCCAAAACTTGAGCCGCAGCCGCAAGTGGTTGTTGCGTTGGGATTTTTTATGCTGAACGAACTGCCCTGCAAATCTTCTTTATAATCTATTTCTGAACCAGTTAAATACTGCATACTCATTGCATCTATCAGTACTCGAAATTCATCTACTGGAACTTCAAAATAATCTTCATTGACTATTTCATCAAAGGTAAAGCCATAACTAAAACCACTACATCCGCCTCCTTGTACAAATGTACGCAATGATAGGGCCGGGTTTGATTCTTCTAGTAGTAAATCTTTAATTTTTGCTTTTGCTGAGTCTGAAATAGTGATCATATTTGTCCTTGATTGAATATTTATCAAAGGATTTTATAACCTTAATGTAAATACAGTTATGTATATTGGAACAGAATTTAGAATAAATCAGCACATACGTACCAGTAAACGGGGTAAGACCCATTCTTATAGCCGGAAGGTCACTGTGGTAGTGTTCAAGTGTGATTGCTGTCAGGGTGTGTTTAATAGAGAAAAAGGATCAATGGATCCCAAGCGATTAAACAACAATTTCTATCACGTATGTAGGGATTGTGACCCTAAGAAATTTGCACAGCTAAAGGGTGTGGAAGCACGTCGGGTGTGGGATATGCCCGTAAGCAGTCTTAAGACCTTAGACCAATTCTAGATTTAATTTCGCTAGCCACAGAACCATAATTTGTAGGATGCAGTTTATCTTTAGTAGTTGATACTTCGGCCAAATCAATACTGGCATCTCCGCCAATGCAGGATCTAACATCTTTAGCGGCATTTCTGTTAAACGGCAACACCCATATGTATTGTTTAGCTTTTAACACGGATCTGATATTTTCTATATTTGCAATAGTAGCCGCAGGATTGTTATTTTTGCCGCCATTGGCCAAAGGGTAATCATTCGTACCAGCACTAACTATTGCCAAGTCTGCACCCTGAACCGTTGCATTGCCGGCAACTGCTGATAAAATTGCTCTGGTACTGCGCCCAACTACGGCATCTACTTGTGCTGTGGGAAACGATCTACTAAGTCCAAGTGCAATACTATCTCCCACCACTGCTATTTTAGAAATCTTACCTTCTGACACAAGTTGTCTATTACCAATTCTAGAACTGACAATGTTCCAATTGATAATTTTCCACTGATTAGCTAGATAGCTTTTTTTATCACTTTGATAATCTAATGCCCATGCATGTTCCCACCAATCAACTATAAACACAATATCCATTTTTATCTGATGATTTTTGATAGTTTTGATGGTACCATCTGTGGACAAATACACCCATCCGCTACCTTGTATCTTCATTGCTTCTTTTTGAAAAACATCTTTAAAATTATCAAAACTCTTAAAGTATTTGTTGATAAAGTTTTCAGCAATGTTTGTAGGTGCGTTTGAGGCTTGTGGTGCTTGGTATTGAGTGAACAACAAATGGTGCAAAAACGCACCCGCTTCATTAAAGTCCGCGTCACCTTCGCCGCTGTTGAAACGCTCTACATAGGTCTTATACAATTTACCATAGTGATAATTGATAGTATCTTCTGAGATTGATGGCTCTAAATCGTCCTTCTTGTATGGCAAAACAGCCTGAGTTAAGGTTTTAGGAGTGTTGCCCTCATTTAGGGTAATGTGACGAATAAAGTTGTACATGGCTATATTTAGTGTATAAATAAAACACTAAGGAGGAACATAGAATGTTCAAAAAAATTAAAGAGTTTTTTACAGGTAAGCCTGCAGAAGCAGTAGCAGAAGCACCATATAAAGTTGAAGTTGCACCAACAGTTGCAGAAGTTGTAACAGTAACTGAGCAAGCTACGCAAGCGGTGGTAGAGTCTATTGCTCCGGCTAAAAAGCCAGCGGCGAAAAAAGCACCAGCGGCGAAAAAGCCACGTGCTCCTAGAGCTCCTAAAGTAGCAAAATAATAATAGGGCCTTGCGCCCTATTATTCTAATCGTTTTAGTTGCTCAGAATATCGAGCCATGTCCTCTTGAATTCTGGCCTTACGCTGATCATTCAAGTTGGGATTTTCTTCTAGCTCTTCTCTAAGAGTTTCCAACCTATGTATCAGTTGTTCTCGAGATAGCTTTTGGCTTGATTGTGTATTGCCATGCTGGCGAGGTTTTTGCCCTTGCTTTCGCACATCATGTCGAACTGTCTTAGAAAAGTTATTGCCCATTCGTTTGTTTTTTGATTCCAATAAAAGTCACTGTGTGCCCTTAGTTTTTGTTTTTTATGCCCCGACTCTAACAGTGTTGAATAGTCCGGCATAACGGTTGCATCATGATTAACTAGGTAATCTTCCCTACTAACTGAGTAATGCATAGTAGGGCGAACACCACGCCAACTATCAATAACACGTTGTACTCGGTCATCTTCTGGTGTAATGTATACACCTTCCCGGATCCAATGGTGGTGAATATCCATAACAATAGGCACAACATCACTAATAGTAAGACAGTCATCTAACCCCCACGAGTTTTCTTCGTTTTCGATAGTAATACAATTACGTGCTTCGTTACTTAGTTTCTTATAAGCATCACGAATACCATCAGGTCCTAACTTGCCGCTGATATGTACGTTAATTTTAAAATCTTGGAATGTCTTGCCGTAGCCCATGTACCTGGCCATATCAGCATGATATTCAAATTCTTCTATACTTCGTTGAACAATACCCGGATTAATACTAGCAAGAACAACAAACTGGCCAGGATGCATAGAAAGACGGGTACCGCTTGCACGAGCACTATGACCAATAAGGCTAAAATTGCGCTCGAGATAGCTGACAACGTCGGGCCTACGCCAAAAATAACTCCAAGTAGGCTCGGTATAAGCAGGAAGAATGTCGCTACTAAGGCGAACCATCCTAAGGTTTTCATCTAGTTCTCCCACACGGTCTACAAGTTTTTGTGTAGCCGATATGTTTTGCACCATTAGATCCCAGAGTCTTTGCTCTGCGTCATCCGTTGACTGTCTATTTAACCAACTTATGGTAGTTGCACCAGTATTGTATTGTTTAGCATCGTCATCTTTTTTGATGCCGTTTACTTGATCGGCGTGGTCGATCCATTTACACGCAAAGCCTATTTTTCCCATTACCAATGCCTTATAACGCCTGCAATTATAAAAAAGTTTGTGATAATGTATGTTAACACAATCAGCGTCCTAATACAAGCAATTCGGTCCGATTCCTCGTCCGAATTACCTGATTTTTCACCTAGGGCTTTTGCCCAAATGCGCCAGTAATGTTTAGCCTTCGTACGTAGCCGAATTAGCACCGTGTTCAAATACTTCAACTGATTTAACTCTTACTGTTGGATTAATTGGATAACGCATATCACCAGACGCCAATAGCTCAGCCATCTTGTCAAATGCCATTTTAGCAAACATTTCGCAACCTACTCCGGGTACAATGCGTAGATCGCAAATACCACTGTCGTTGTATCCACCTTTGATTTGATTCATTTCTTTAAAGAATTCAATTTGAGGGTCATCTTCGGCAATTACCAAAGTATGATCAAACATATGATCTGCCCATTCTTTGAATTCTTTAAGCCCGCCAAAGTCCATACACCAGTTTTTATCATCCAGTGTGTCGCATTCAAAGATTAATTTGATTCCGATTGAGTAGCCATGTAATGTTGAGCAGTGGCTGTGTGTGGCACGCCATTGTCTAAAACAGCATGACAGTCCTCTGTCGTTTCCGTAAGTCTTTGTTGAGTAAAATTTTGCCATTGTTATGTTTTTCCTTGTTAACAATGGCGGCAGAGTTTATATTGCGGGATGACGCCAAGTCCGCATAATATAATTATACGCTTTTACAGCGCAAGGTCAAGTTTATTGGCGAGCAATTGCACCAAATGGTAACCACTGTCCCGGAGTTCCGGAAGTGACACATACCCAACCAACATAGCCACTTTCAACTGGGTTTTCATTCCACTGAATATCGCCCTTGTTGAACTGTCCTTCGGTTGGAACACGGTCACCCTTGACAAATTTTTTGTTGTTTAAAGTAACTGCACCATCAACTGTTAGGTCTGAAGTAGTGGCAATTGGACCAAATATCTTAACTGGTCTACGACCAAAGTTTGGATTACCAATAATTATTTCGTCGTTGCTACCATAAAAAACATCTTCCTCGTTAACGGAAATTTTATGATGTTTGTTACTGTTAATGCCGTGTGCAGTTACAGACACGCTTTCGATACCGTTGTTAATAAAAACAGATTTAAAACTAGCGTTACTTAGGCTAGCATTTAAATTGCCTTGTATTTCAGCATCCCCGGTAACAGTCAAATACTGTAACGGCCCAACTCTAATTAGATTACTGTTGACAACGCTTGTGCCTAAATCAGTTGCACTTAACACAGATCTACCATTTATATGGTATGACTGATGTTCTTCAATGTCAAACGAAGTGCTGGCCCATAATCTATCAGGACCGTCACGCATGATCAACTGACGAGTAATACGGTCAGCGGACCAAACTAACCCTAATCCGTAAATACTGCCATCTCTATTGGCTTTAAATTCTAATGGGCTATTGCGTTCAATACGTGTATCTGAAACAAAATTGTCAACGTGCAATGAACCATGCACTCGCAGTACACCAGTTTTTCCTGCTTCACTGCCAATAATAACTTCGCCATTGCTTTTTACAAGTATTCGTGGAATATTGTCAGAAATAATAGCAACATCGCTAGTGCTGTAAGTTCCAAAATGTGCAATACCTGGCTCTGGACTACCAATGGCAATTTCAACATCGTTATCTAAAATACTAATGCTGGCATTGGCATCTAGGGTTCCAAGACCCAACCGTCCGTTTGCACTGTTAAAATGTGCAAATTCTGCTAACGTGGTAGTGCCGGATACTTCTAAACTTTTTAGAGTACCAATTTCTCTTAGATTACTTTTAGTAACAGTAAGGCCAAGCTCGGTAGCTGATAACACAGGTGTGTTGTCAATTTTGTAAGCATGATCAGCAGACAGATCTAGGTTGCTATCTGCCCATAATCTATCGTTTCGTACGGTTAATTGTTGTGTGGTCATAATGGAGTCTCTTTATCTAATATTTATCTTAAGACTCAACTATAAAACCCTTTGGACAAATGTTAGTTAGGGCAGAAATTTGATCTTTTTCTATCAAACATTCTATTACACCAGTTTCTTTTATAGACAAATCTGCAATAATACCCTGTTTATCGGCCCTGTTAAGCCATGGAGTTACTTCATTTTCCCCAATAAATCTAGTATCGTCCATAGACAACATTGATGCTATTTTTATTTTAACGGGATTTTGCAATTTATTTTTAAGTAGCAATTTTCTTACAACTAACTGCGCTCTAAAATCTCTACCAAAGTTAGCGGCGCTGTGTCGCAACCCGGCATCAAAATCGTACCAATAACCGTCATTTAACATTTCAAAAATTGTATTTGTTTCTAAGTTAATAGCATACGAGTGCGAGCCTGTTAGGTTTAAATGATATCGATTATCTATGTCGCCGTGGCTTTGATAACATTGACCATTATCTAAAATAATAACCCTTGCTTCACCGATGTTAGTAGGCAAGACACTTAACAGGTTGTCCCATACGGAATTACGATAACTATCTTTTATGATCCACGGGTCGTATAAGAAATTACCCAAGGGACGATTCAATGTAAATCTAAAATCGTCCCTTGGTAATTTATAAAGTTCCTCTTCAATTTTAGAAGGAGGAACGTTAATTTTATACTCAGTTCTTGTTAGCATTAGCCTACTTTTAACAAAATAGTATCTTCGTTGATGCGACCGTTAAGTTTGGTATCTGTAGCGTTAATGTCGTCTAAGAATTTACGCAACTGTACTTTACCTGCCGCCTTAAACTCTTTGAGTTTTTCTTCGGGCTTACGAACAGTCTTCTGGATACTGGTATGCTCGTTAAAGTTGGTAATTGTAGTGCCTTTAACATTCAAGGTGTTAAACTCTGCGGCAACATACTTGCCTAACTTGCGGGTCTTCGTGTTAAAGATCCACAACTCTCCAGCACCAATAATGTCAGTAGGATTAATGCTTACAAGTTTAAGAGGTTCGTTTGACTTCATGTACTTGAGCTTGGCAACTAGCTTCTCTTTTGGAACTGCTTTAGTTTTACGTGGAGCACGATTAACTTTGGCTTCTTGAGCAAGCATGTCACACGCACTCATAATTTCTTGATAGAACGCAATCAAGTTCTTAATCTGCTTCTTGCTACGGTGGCTGTAGCCCTCTTTAAGCTGTTCATCGCCCTTACCGCTAGCCAACTCTTCAAGCTCGGCTAAATCCCTGCTGTAGAGGGTTTTAATGATTCTAGCATGTGCGGCTTTGACTTCTTTGCCTTTGAGCAAGTTAAGCATCTTAAATGCTTTAGGATCAAAGTTTTCTGGATCTGTATGGAAACCTTCAATGGCATCTTCGATTTCCTCAGTCATACGGTAAGCGGCTTCTTTAACACGCTCTTGAATAGTAGGTTGTACAACTGTGGATTTAACTTCAACAACTGTATCTTCGTCTACGTCGTCTTTACCTTGCGCAACAACTTGCACAATTTCGTTACGCAACCAAACTGTAGTGTCTCGACCTTTGTTAAAATCTTCACGAACAGCTGGCATACCACGCAACAGGCAACTAGCAATAGCACCCATGGTGACATTACAACGGTTATCCTTGGTTCGCTTGAAAGCGGCAATGTCTTCTTTAGTGCAACTAACACTAGTCATCCATTTGATTACCGCAGGTTTCAAATCTTTTCCGCTGAATTCCAAACGGTAATAGCTCATGGCACTGTGAAAGTGGCGCATGAACTGGTCAGCATCCATAGTTTCGCAACCATCCCAAGTTGGGCTGTAGTCCTTAACCGCTTTGGTGCGGTGAGCAATTACTTGCTTTTTGGTTATACGGGTTTTTGTTGCTGGTGCTTTAGTAGCCATTTCTGCTCCTGTTTGTTTAACAATGTATATATTATACTGCTAAACTTACGACTTGTCAAGCCAAATCAAGCCAAATTCATTGTTTGCAAGCCGGTCTTGTAATTCAATATCAGCTCAACCAGCTTGTTTCCAAGTTTTTGGTTTAAATCTTCTGTAAAATGATTTCGAAAATCTGGGCCGAGTGACGATCTTGAAAATAAATCTTCTTGGATAGTTATAGAATTTTTGAACGTGTAGTCAACGGTATGCGGAAAACAGCGTAAGTGTATAACATAAGGAATACGCCATTCTTCCAGCATTTGGTCTAATTCTCGAAACCATGCGGCTTGAGCCCACTGGCA